GAAACCGACGGTGCTTGAAGTAGGTCAATCACCAATGCTCGTCGCAGACATTAACGTTTCAACTTATTACACACAAACAACATAAGGAGTAAAAATGCCAACAACAGTAATAACTGGGCGCGACGTCACTTTTACGATTGGTGGCAATAACTACGACGCCCAAGCAACGAGCGCGGTGCTATCTAATAGCCCAACAATCGAGACTTACCAAACTTTAGACGGAAAAGTTTATCGTCACATTGACGACCAATTTACGTTCGACGTCGAAATGCTTGCAGACTGGGGCGCAACTGGTTCACTTTGTGAGGGTCTATGGAGTGCAACAGAATCAGCACCAAACACAGGAATCACGACAGTGTTGACCGCAGCAAGCGGCGCAACATTTACGTTCCAGATTCTGCCAGCGTTCCCAAGTGCAGGCGGTACTGCACCAGACGCGCAGACAGTGTCACTATCGTTCACCGTTATCGGCACACCAGCCGAAGCGTTCTAATCCAAACAATCGGGAGACAAAATGAAACTACCAATTACAATTGAATACAACGACGGGTCGCAGGCTACTTTTACAGCTGCGCCACCTGAGTGGGTAAAATGGGAAAAGCAAACGGGCAACACAATTGCCCAGGCGCAGGAAAAAATCGGAATTTCCGATTTGGTGTTTCTTGCGTATCACGCCATGAAACGTGAAGCCGCTGGTAAACCAGTCAAGCCAATCGACGCATGGACGGAGACAATTGCTGAAGTGATTGTCGGTGAAGCAAACCCAAAAGTTACCCAGTCGGAAGCCTAAACAGAATCGTTTGGGAAATAGCCCTAGCAACAGGGCTATCACCTAACGAGTTTGAATCAGCCGAGGACATTCTTACAATAATCGAGATTTTGGAAAGGCGCGCAAATGGCTAAGGAAGCAATTTCCTACGACAAAGCGGAATTGCGCGCCATTCTAAGATCATTCAAAGCAATGGACGACGAAGCAACTGACCAGGCAAAAAAGGTTACATCACAATTGGCTGATTATGTTCGCGGCAAAATTATTGACGCCGCTGGTCGAACAAATAACCGATTAGACGACCGCGTTGCAGCGGGTGCAAAAGTTTCAAAGTCATCAAAAATTGGCGAAATCAGTTTTGGTTTTGCTGCACAAAAGTTAAGTGGTGGCGGCACGACGCAACAACTTTGGGGTGGTGCTGAATTCGGTTCTAATACTAAGAAACAATTTCCAGTTTGGTCTGGTCGTGAAGGTCGCGGTTCACGCGGCTGGTTTATTTATCCAACTTTGAGAAGTGCGCAACCTGAAATTGTTAAACAATGGGAGCAAGCATTTTCGACGATAGTTAGGAAGTACACCTGATGGCTGGTAGTCGCACCCTTAAACTTTCGATTCTTGGAGATGTTGACGGACTTAACAAATCGCTGAAAACAGCCACAGGCGACGTTGACACTTTTGGCGACAAGGTTGGCAAGGCAGGCGCAGCAATTGGCAAGGCGTTTGCCGCAGCTGCTGCTGCTGCTGGTGCTGCCGCAATTGCAATTGGTATTGAAGGCGTCAAGGCTGCAATTGCTGACGAAAAGGCACAAACACAATTAGCACTTGCATTAGAAAATGCAACGGGTGCAACTGAAGCACAAATCGCAGCAACTGAACAATCAATTCTTCAAATGTCATTGGCGACTGGTGTTGCAGATGATGAACTGCGCCCGGCACTTGGTCGCTTGGTTAGATCCACTGGTGACATTACAAAGGCGCAGGATTTATTGGCAATCGCCTTAGACGTTAGTGCGGCGACGTCTAAGCCAGTCGAGGCAATTGCCAATTCGCTTTCAAAAGCATACGACGGGAACACGGCAGCACTTGGCAAACTAGGCGTTGGTTTATCTACCGCCGAATTGAAAACAATGTCATTCGAGCAGGTTCAAGGTCGTTTAACTGAATTGTTTGGTGGCGCAGCCGCTGCAAACGCTGACACTTACGCAGGAAAAATTGCACGCGTTCAAGTGGCATTTAATGAAGCAAAAGAAACCGTGGGCACTGCATTGTTGCCAATTCTTGACGATCTTTTGCAGTTTATTAACAAAAGTGCGTTGCCAGCAATTAACGCCTTGTCAGGAGCGTTCAGCCTGACCGAAGGTGACGGGTTTGGCAAGGTAATCACTGACGTTGCAAACACAATCAAGAAAACGGTTGAACCAATTTTTGAAGGCGCAAAATCCGTATTTGATAGCGTAAAAAATGCGATCATGAATAGCAAGGACGAATTTTCTGCATTCTGGGACGTGGTCAAATTCATTGCACCGCTTATTGGTAAAGTGATCGGTCAACAACTGCGGGCAATTGGTGACATTGCTGAAATTGTTATAACGGTTATTGCTAAGGTTTTGGGTGCAATTAAACCAGTTTTGAACACTGCCATTGACGGAATAAATAAAATCATTACTGGTTTGAATTTAGTAAAGCCTGGGGCGGACATTCCTTACATTCCGAAAATTGGTGCGGCTTCGACTGCAACGGGTGCACTTGGTAACTTTTCAATGTCAACTGGTGGCGTCATGACAACCACGGGCGTGACCACTGGTGGTGGCGGTGGTGGTGGTGCTGGAACTACTGGTGTGACTGGCGGTGGTGGTGGCGGTGGTGGTGGCGGTGGTGGATCAACTAGCGCGGTTGCAGTAGTTGCAAGAAAAGCAGCTGAAGCGGTTACAAACATTGCGGGCGCATTTGATAACTTCACCAGCGGCACGACAAGCCTTGCAGGCATTGAAGCGGCTTCAACACGCGGTTTTCCATTCGGCACGTCAGGGGTTAACACGAACACACTTGCGGGCATTTTGGCGGCTTCAGCGCAACCAAGCGTCGTAGTCAATTTCAACGGTGTAACAACTGACCCTGAAGGCACTGCGCGCGTTTTGGTGGACACACTCAACAATTCATTCTATCGCGGCACGGGCGGCGCAAATAGCCTTCAATTCACATGACGCAATGGAATCCCGTTTGGCTGGTTGAAATCGACGGTGTCGCATACACCGACGCGGTTTTGGCTAACCTGGTCATTCGCAGCGGTCGCACAAACATTTATGAGCAGGCGCAGGCGGGTTACGTCAATCTCCAATTGTTAGACATAAATCAAACGGCAATTCCCGTTTCAATTAATTCAACAATCGGCGTTTCAATCAAAGACACGTCAGGGGCATTTGTTGCCATTTTTGGTGGCAACGTTGTTGACATTGGTTTGGAAGTCCGCGACGTGGGTTCAAGCACTTTCACGCAGACTTATAACATCACGGCATTGGGCGCATTGGCGCGTTTGCCAAAAGTCATTTACACCGACGCACTTGCCCGCGATTTTGACGGCGATCAGATTTTTCAAGTTTTGCAATCAGTTTTGTTTGGTTCATGGGCTTCAGTGCCAGGGGCGTTGACTTGGGCAACCTATAACCCGACAACAACCTGGACAAATGCCCAAAACACAGGTTTGGGCGAAATCGATCGTCCAGGCAATTATGACCTTGCAGCGCGTAGCAGTGGACAAGATCCAATTGACGTTTATTCGCTTGTTTCAGCATTGGCAACGTCAGGGCTGGGCTATTTGTACGAGGACGCACAAGGACGAATTAACTATGCCGATTCAACCCACCGCACCAATTACCTTTCAGCAAATGGTTATGTCGATCTTGACGCAAATCATGCCCGCGCTGCTGGACTTAGAATTCAAACCCGTGTAGGCGACGTTCGGAATGCAATAACAATCAAGTACGGCGCAAATAGCCAAAACGACGTTTCAGACAGTGACCCAGCGTCAATTGCTATTTATGGAAATCTTGCACAAATTATCACAACGACATTGCACGACGCAGCTGACGCCAACGCACAGGCTGCGTTCTATTTGTCATTACGTGCAAATCCGCAGCCAATTTTTAGTCAAATTTCATTTGACCTGACAAACCCTGAAATTGACAATGCTGACCGTGACGCATTGATCAACATTTTCATGGGTGAAGCCATTTCGTTGAACAACCTGCCGTTGAACATGTCGTCGGGTACTTTCCAGGGCTTTGTCGAAGGCTGGTCGTTCCAGGCGTCTTACAATCAACTTTCGGTCACTTTGTTGCTTAGCCCGCTTGCCTACTCATTGCAGGCAATGCGTTGGAATGACGTGCCGATCACCGAAACATGGACAAGCGTGTCGCCGACACTTGACTGGGAAAATGCAACAATTGTTGCTTGATAAGGAGAAAACATGACAAACCCAACGAGCAATTTCGGGTGGCAAATGCCCACTTCGACGGACTTGGTCACAGACCTTCCAGCCGATTTTGAAGTTTTTGGTCAGGCGGTTGACACATCATTGGCAGACCTTAAAGGCGGGACAACGGGTCAGGTATTGGCTAAGGCTTCAAACACTAACATGGATTTTACCTGGGTTGCGCAAGACGATTCAAACGCAATTCAAAACGCTATTGTTGACGCAAAAGGTGATCTCATTGCGGCA